TATCCTGAACAATACCACGTTCGTTGTAAATAAAGTATTCTTCAATCTTCTTTACGAATTCAACGCCTGTTTTATCATCTTTTTCTTTAGTAATTTCTCTGACCTTCTTGACCTTTCTTGGGTCAATAAAACGAATGTCAGTGATACCACCTTTTGGTTTTGCGGTGTCAATTACTTTATGAAAGTAAAGTCTACCGTCAATATACCAACGACGAAAATAATCTTGCGCTCTTAGATTGAAATCCAGTTTTGCGAGAAGATATTCGAATTCATCTTCAATTGATTTCTTGATTGAATCTGATAAATCGACTTCATCAAGATTTAACTGGACTGGTTTTTCATCATCTAGATTAGAAATAGCATCATTAACAATATCATCAATCGCAGAATCGACATCCGCCATAAAAGCGATGTCGCGATATTTTCTAATAAGTTCTGCTTCGTTGTGGGCGGTGCCTTCTAGGTCAAGGTAGGTGCCAAAATATCCACCTGCCTTTATGGCCTCGGCACCGCCATCGTCCGTCGGCGGCACAAACGATTTCTCCGTCGGTGCCGCCTTGGATTTTTGAATTTTATAACCAAATATTTCCATTATTCAAAATACTTTTTTTTACGCACTACGTGTGGTATAGTGCTGGTACTGGAACGTCACTGTAAATTCTTCGATGACGTCATTCTGACCATATTGCAGTGCAATTTCCGACATATTGATCGGGAATGCTGAGTGCAGTTTGTATGTCTGAAGGACTTCATCGTTACGATCAAGGTGTTCAACTTCGAGGTCAATTTGATAATCACGAGGTGTCAGAACACCAGTGTTATCAACCAGATTATTCATTCCGTTCATCCACTCTTCGAACGGACGACGAAGTGAAAATTCTGTATCGTTGACAATTGTAATTGTCCACGGATCGAAGATACGCTCGCCAGCGAGTTTGACTTCACGACCGCGATACTGAATTAGTGTTGGGTTTACGTTCGATGCTGGAACCGCAGCGCCTGTAACCAACAGAGAATACTCTTTGTTAGGAACAACAACATACGATGGGAAACTCAGAAGAACTCTGAATTGGTTTGGTCTTGCACCACCAGCACCCAGTAAGCCCTTAAACTTAGAAATGTCCATATTAGATCTCCTAAACTCTTTCTATTTATTAGGCAACTGGAGCCGCTGTGCCGATTTCTTCAAACGAAACTGAAGTTCTTGTAGCAATGAAATTCAGTTGGACGAAGTTGATCGACTTAGCAGGTTTGATGTAAATATCAGCAACGAATTCGTTACGGTCAATTACTTCACCAGTGTTGTTGGTTTCATCGCAGACCACGCGGAAGTCATAGATACCACGGCGACCACGAACATCGCGGAGGAATGGTTCTACAATCGAACGGAACTGCGCACGAGTGAATACATCGTTGAACTCGAACAACTGGAACTTAGCAGCGGTCGAGATTGCCTTCTCAAGAACGATGAACAGACGACGCACGTTAATACGATCGAATGCCGATGGTTTAGCAAGAAGGGTCTTGTCGCCATAGAGAACAACGCCAGCGCCTGGAATGTTAGCAACTGGATTGATACCAGCAACATACAGTTCGTCGCGCTCGGTTTGATTTGGAGTCCAAAGAAGTTTTACGATATTCTTAATCGCGCCACGATTTAGACCAGCAGGTGACCACCAAGCATCGTTTGTCAGATCGGTGCGAGCGCACAGACCTGCGATATCTGGGTTCAGAGGAACGTTTACATATGCATCGTTGTAACGGTCATATTGACGCTTCCAACCCGAGTCAGCAACTACGTATGACGAGTAGCGAACCAGAGTTTCTGCGAAATATGTAATAACAGCAGATGCTTCTGCTCCTGCATTATTCTTAACTGCTTCTAGTTCTGGCGAAACAAAAGCAACGCAGTCTAGGCGAGCAAGAACAACATCATCGATTACGTCTTGGCAAACCGAAGCAGGATGTCCGCCTGTAATTACAAGCGAAATATCTACTTGTTCCTTGTCAGCAAACAGCGCATATCCAGCAAGAATATCGCTATTAGCAGGATCGTCGTCAACACCACCGCTGAATGACGCAGTGAACGCAGTACCATTAAGAGTTGCGAATGCGCCTGTAGCAGCAGATCCCCATGCTAGACCATCTTCGTTGTCAGCAATATGATTAATAAACCATACATACTTCGATTGCGAATTTAGAACATTCTTATAATAAATTGAACCGCCATCGCTGCCCTTTGCATCAGAAGCAACAGACAGATTTGAATATGATTCAAGAATTGTTCCTGCAGATCCTGTGAAGAGTCCGTCTTCGTCTACAACTACAACGTGAATTTCGTCGTCAGAAGCGCCTCTTGCGTCTGCATAATCAGATGTTCCTGGAGCAGCAGCAAATCTTGATGCATATGCCCAACCAGACCAACCTGAATTATCGCAAACTGAGATCTTCAGCGAGTTACCTAGTGCGCCTGCATACTTTGCAGCAAATTCGCAAGCACTATCGCCTTCACCGCTTGAATATGAATTTTCATATACGTCTGCGTTTGCAATAAGTACTGCCGCACCACCAGTATTCGAGTTTCTTGCTGCCGAACCTACTGCGCGAACAACCTTCAGGTTGTTTCCGTATGACAGGAAGTTAGCAGCAGAAAAGAAATCTACTGAGTTTGTTGAAGTTGGGCGTCCAAATAATTTTACTAGTTCGTTTTCGGAACCAACGGTTACGATTTCCTGAGCAGGTCCCCAGAGAAAGTATCCAGCAAATGCACCCGCTGAAGTCGCAACTGCAGGAACAACGCTTGTAAGATCTTTCTCAGTAACTAGGACTCCAGGTGATAACTGAAAAGCCATAATTTTCTCCTTGTGTTAAAATGATAGAGATTCATTTTATCATTTTATTTATAAATTGACGGTTTCTAGCATTCATCGATAATTTTTATCGACTTTCCAATAGTCACCTCCCGCAACAAAACCTTCTTCTTCTCTTCCATCCATAATAATGCCGAAAGGAGTTAACTCCTCTTCAATTTGTCTCATCTGGGAATCATATAATTTTTCACGAATATCAATATCTGTTAAATCTTTAAAATATGTATTCGAAGTCAACCAACCAAAAAGAACAAAGCACATTGCCAAATCGTCATGGTAACCTTCGTCTGCTTGGTAAGTTCCTGCCTTTTCAATAAATGTAGAAAGTTCGCTGATTGTATCAGCATCAAAGATATGTAATTTACCTTCTTCTAGAAGAGACTTGAAAGTGAAACAACCCTGCCTCTTAACTTGCTTTGACATCTTCACGCCGAATTGGGTAGTTCTACCAAATCCTGGCGACAGATATTGCTTATTCGCATCCCTCGCAGTAGTTAAAATATTATCATATTCCAACTCGCTGTGCAGAATATCAGCAACCTGTTGTCCAATGTCATTAACCTCAATCAACACGTGCGCAGAATTGTAATCCTTCGCCACCTTATTTATAATGTTTGGAAATAGCAATGGAGCAATCTTATTGTTTCGATACTTCGCTACCATCTTATACGGGACAGTCGTAACGTCGGTAACAACGAACGCTGAATAGTCTCCGCCAATACCTCGAGCAGTATCAACAGTCATAGTATAAGTTCTGTCTGGCATAGGTTCTTCGAAAATATCCAGACCCTCATTAGTAAAGATTGGATCAATAGAACTCATGTTACCGAGAGTCTTGGAACTTATCAGAGTGTTACTCGAACCAAGGAAGTTGCACATAACTTCTTGGTTGAATTTTAGTTCTCCGAGAAGTCTTAGTTGTTCTTCTGCCCACGCATCGTCTCTACCTGGAATTTCAGTATATGGAATGAACATCGGTTCAAATCCATTCAATCCCTTTTCCGCTTCGTTCCAGAATTTCCAGAAGTGATTATAACCAAGAGGTGTTGAAGTCAACAGAATCTTCGTGGTTTGACCCGCAGAAATTGTAGGATAAACGGAAGCGAAAAACTGTTCGGCGACGGTGTTTGGAATAATTGCCGCTTCGTCGATATACAACCAGTTAACTGACTTACCACGAATACCAGAGGCAGTCGTAGCAGCAGTAAAAACTTTTGAACCGTTTTCTAATTCAACGTCGCCCTTGTTCCAGGTTCTTACGCCCTGCTGCATCCAGATTGGGAGATTCTCATACATACCTTGATAACGAGAC